CAAGCCTGGTGGCGGCATCCGCTCAACCAGTTGGACATGCGCCTGATGGAGTGGTGCGACGAATTGACCCGCAGCGGCGAGTTGTTCTTCCTGCTCTCCACGGACGCAGCCGGCATGACCTATGTGCGGGCGGTGCCGGCAGTGGAAATCAGCACGGTGGAGACGGCAGCCAATGACTTGCAGCAGGAACTGGCTTATGTGAGGCATCCTGCAGACGGCACGCTGGGAGAAATGCACTGGTCGGCGGATGACGCGGCAGGCAGCGGAGCTGCCATGCGCCACTACGCCGTCAACCGACCGGTGGGAGCAGTGCGGGGGGAGTCCGACCTGGCGCCGGTGCTGCGCTGGTTGAACCGCTATGCCGGCTGGCTGGAAGACCGGGCGCGCTTGAACCGCTTCCGGACGGCGTTCCTGTACATCGTGCGTGCCCGCTTTGTGAGCGAGACGGAACGGCTGGCGCGGCAGCGGGCGCTGAGCGCCAACCCNCCCACACCCGGTTCCATTTTGGTGACGGATGAGAGCGAAAGTTGGGAGGTGCTCTCTCCTAAACTGGAGTCGGATGACGCCAACCTGGATGGATTGGCGCTAAAGAAGATGATCGCTGCCGGGGCNGGGCTGCCGCTGCACTTCCTGGCGGAGCCTGAATCTGCCACCCGCACCACGGCGGAAGCAGCGGATGGGGCTGCATTCCGACGCTTGGAAGAGCGGCAGCGCTACTTCCTGTGGATGCTGTCTGACCTGGCGCGCTCCGCGCTGGCACGCCGCTCGCAGGTGGACCCGAGCGTGAAGGCGGATGCGCAGGTGGAGGTGCGTGGTACCGACCTGAGTCCGCGCGACAATGCCTCGCTGGCAGGTGCGGCGCAAGCTGCCATGCAGGCGTTCTTGCCGCTCTTCGAGCGCGGATTACTGGACGAGCGCGAGTTGCGGCGGTTGGTGTACCGTTTTGCCGGTGAGACCGGCGTGGAGGAGGTGGAAGCGTGACATTTGAGAAAGTGAAGGAGGTTCGGGCAGTACTGACCAGCGGCACACCCCTGGCGGAAGGTGAGGCGTTTCAAATCCTTGCCATCACTGCCGGCGAGGGCAACGGCTGGNTTTTCNCGGCGGATGTGCTGCGGGCGTCGCTGCCGTTATGGGAGGGGGTTGAGACGTTCATTGACCATGCCGCNGGCAGCCGCTCTGTGCGCGACCTGGCAGGGGTGTGTGCTGCGCCCGTCTATGACGAGGCACAGCAGGGCGTGCGCCTGACGCTTACGCCGCAGGGACCCAGCGCGCGGTTGCTGGAAGACCTGGGCAGGCAGTGGCTGGANGGCGGNCGGGCGCAGGCGCGGGTGGGCTTTTCAGCGGATTTGGTGTTCACAGCGCGGGGACGGGTGGTGCAGCAGATTGTGCGCATCCATTCACTGGATCTGGTCATGCTGCCTGCCCGCGGTGGCGCTTTTCTATCAATCACAACACAGGAGGACAGGATGTCAGAGGAAGTCAACAGGGACGAAGGGCAAGAAGCAGGACTGGCGCAGGCGCTGTTGGAGGCGCGCCTGGAGGCTGCCCACCTGCCGGCGGCAATGGCAGGCGAGGTGCGGGCGCAAATGGAAGGCAAGCGATTCCGCGTGGAAGAGTTGGACGCCGCCATCCAGAAGGCACGCAAGTTGACGGCAGATTTGCAGGGCGGGGCAGCCGTGCGCGGCTTGGGTGCAATCAGCCAGATGGTGACGGCAGAAGAGCGCTTGCAGGCGGCGGTGGATGACCTGTTGGGTGCGCCGCGGGCGGCAGGCATGGCGGGGGTGGCGGTGGAGCGCTTGAGCGGCATCCGCGACCTGTACCTGACCCTGACAGGCGACGTGGATTTGCATGGCGGCTATCATCCGGAACATGCCCGCCTGGCGACCACAGCCACCATGCCGAACCTGGTCAAGAATGCGCTGAACAAGGTTATTGTGCAGCAATGGGACGAACTGGGGCGGGCTGGGTACCGTTGGTGGGAGCCAATCGTCTCAGTTGAGCATTTCAACTCGCTGCAAGCCATTACCGGGGTGCTGGTGGGAGAAGTGGGAACGCTGCCGGAAGTGGCAGAGGGCGGCGAATACACCGAACTACCCGTGGCGGATTCGGGTGAGACCGGCGCCTGGAAGAAATATGGCGGCTATCTGCCGCTCACGCTGGAACTGATTGACCGGGATGAGACTGCCCGCCTGCGGCAGTATCCTCGCAAATTGGTCAGCGCCGGACTGCGCCGCCTGAGCAGCCTGGTGGCAGCCGTGTTCACCGCCAACGCCGGGGTGGGTCCGACCATGGCGGACGGCAAAGCCGTCTTTCATGCGGATCACGACAACCTGGGCACCACCGCNCTGACGAGCGGGGCATGGGAAACTGCATCCATGGCAATCTACAACCAGCCCATGCTGGCGGCAGCCGGCGAGACAGCGCCTAAATTGGGGGTGGATGGCAAGTACCTGCTGGTGCCGCGCGAAATGCGCCTGACNGGTATGCGCATCCTGTATCCATCCTTTGAACGCGAAGCCAACATCTTTTCGGAGAATATGCAGCGTGGGGCGTATGGGGACGTCATCACCTGTCCGGAATTTGCNGACGCCAATGACTGGGCNGCCATTGCCGACCCGCGCCTGGCGCCGGCAATTGTGGTGGGTGAGCGCTTTGGGCTGTTGCCTGAGGTGTTGATTGCGGGCGATCCGTTGTCGCCAGCCCTGTTCACGCATGACGAAGTTCACTTGAAGGTGCGGCACTTTGTGAGCGTGTTCGTGGCGGACTATCGTCCATTGTTTAAGGCAAATGTAGCCGCGTAATGAAACTGGTTGGGTTGGGGTATCTGTGGATGCCCCAACCATATCATCCGATGGGAGGAAACCATGAGTGAGAAGTTGAAATTGTTGTTAGGGTCGCGCAAGTTTTGGGCGGCGTTGGTGGGGCTGGTAATGGTACTGGTCAAAGCCTGGGTGCCGGATTTTCCGGTCAGCGAGGAGCAGGTGGTCAGCCTGGCTTATGTGCTGTCAGCCTACATTATGGGCACCGCGCTGGAAGACAGCGGACGGATGCGCAACACGGGAGGCAGCAGCCATGAATGACCGTGTGCTGGCAAAACGGTTGCTGGGAGACAAACCCGTCGCCTGGATGCGGCGGCAGGATGGCATCCTGGTGGTCATCGGACCGGATGGACGCAAGCACCTCTTCAGTATCCAGCAGCAGGAAGAAGCGCAGAAAGGCGGGCAGCATGAGCCTGGACCTGACCAGCGCCAGTGAGCGGACGGCGGANCTGCTGCACGACGCCGATGGACGCATTTGGTCGGCNGANCAGTTGACGGAAGCCTTNNGGCAGGCGTTGGCAGACCTGGCGCAAGCAGCAGGNGAGCTGCTGACGCTGGATGGGCTGGACNGGGCGACTGCAACGAATGTGGCNNGTGAAGATGAGAGCNTGTTGGTGCTGGGCGCNGCCGGGCACGCCGCCTGGATGCAGGCATTGGGGCGCTTGCAGGCGTACGACTTGTCTCCTGAANGCAGGCGGGAGATGCTGGATTGGTCTGGCGTCCANTTAACGCGTTACAGTGAGGGACTGCGCCTGGTGCGCTTGCGCCGGTTGCAAGCCAGTGCGGACGCACCTTACAGCGCCTGGGAGGAGGATGCGGGTGGCGAGGTCTGAGGATTGGGAGGATTTAGAGCCGTTGATGATGGCATGGCTGGCGCGCAATGCGGATGAGGGCGGTTTGACGGGCGCCATGCGGCTGAATGGCGGTTTGTGGTTGGGCACAGTCAGCCAACCGCCTGAACCGGGTTGCCTGCACCTGGAGAAATCCATCCTGCGCAGTGTGGCGGTAGGCGCGCACATCACCCGTGCTACAGACCAAACCATTGCATCAGGCAACTCGACAGCCATCAGTTTCAACAGCGTCCGCTTTGACCCGTTGGGGATGTTTGCAGCCGCCCAGCCAACGCGGCTGACCTGTCGGGTATCCGGAGTCTACCTGCTGATTGGTCAAATATCATTCAACCAGAATTCCAGCGGGCGGCGGGTGAGCATCCTGCGCAGGGGAGGCAGCCTGCAAATTGCCCTCCAGACCGCCAACGGCTATTCGGATGCGCCCAGCCATGTCATCGCGTCCACACTGGTGCAGATGGAGGAAGGCGAATACATTGAACTGCTGGCATACCAAAGCAGCGGCGGCAATCTGGCGGTCAAAGTGCTGACAGATTATTCACCGGAACTTTCTGCTGTGCGGGTGGCTTAGGAGGTGGGGATGGAAACCATATGGTTGCAAGCCGGTGGTGAAATGTTGGTGATAAAAGGAGGTACCGCAGAAGCGGTGTGGGGCGAGGTGCGCCGTCAGGCGGTGAGGGGCGAGCGGGAAAACCCGCGGGTGGTGTTGGATTTTGCCATGCGCGGGTCCGCCGCGGAATTGCAGGCAGCCCTGAATGGCTTGACCCGTATGGCGGCTTTGGCAGAGCGCGAGGGCGGCTGGC